AAAAAGGTTGTGGTGTACCTAAAATGACTGAATTTTAAAACACCATTGAAAGCGACGTTTTATTGGCAAAATTGGCTTCTGAAATCCACTATTTACAAGGATTTGCCGATACGAAAACGTCTTGGATATAGATTTTTAGGTATTTTGTACTTTTATTTCTGTATTCCGCTTGGAGACAAGCGTTCACATATATCATTTTACATTGGTAACATTTAAAAATTATATTACATAAAAAAGGAGAACAAATTTAATGGCAAAAGCAAGATTATTCGATTTACCAGAAACAAAAGGAGCATTCCAGTTAAAAGGAAAGGTATCTGGAACACAGAAAGATGGATACTCAAAGGAGATCAAAACAAAGAGCAATAAGGACATGAGAATGATTAACTTTGGTGTTGAGTATTTAGAAGGTAGCACACTGTATGTAAATATGCAGGGTATGGAACAGGAAAATGTTTATTTCTCAAAGAGAGCTGAAAACAAAGGTGATAAACCTGATATTGCAAAAGTTCCTTGGGCAGATAGATTTTCTTACAATCGTGAAGGTTATAAGTTAATCGGTAAGAATATCGGTGCAAAGAAGAAACTTGATAAAGACGGTAAGGAAGTAAATGACAAAAAGACTCTTACAGAGTTTGATGCTTGTAAGGAAATTTCTGACAATCTGAAAGATGGAAATAGTGTATTTATCAGAGGTAGACTTGATTATAGTAGCATGACAGATAATAAGGGAAATAAGAAACACTTTACAAAGTTAGTTCCTGACCAGGTTTCATTATGTGGAGATATTGATTTCGCTGATGATAAGTTCACACAGCAGAATGACTTTAATCAGGTAATTATCTTTATGGGAGTTGAGAAGGAAACAGATGACAATGGTGCTGATACTGGAAGATTTGTTGTTCAGGCAAAGATTATTACATATAGCGCTATCGAAGATGTTGAGTTCATTATTGAAGATAGCAAGTTAGCAAATATGTTCCGTAAGAATCTTAAAGCATATAACGCAATTAAGGTTAGTGGTCATATGGCAACAGCTACACAGGTAGAAACAGTAGCAGATGAAGACTCTTGGGGAGAAGAAGATTCTATGGAAAAGGTGTCTGCTCCTACAAAGAGAGAATTTGTTATTACAGGTGCAAAGCCATCCACAATCGACAAAGAACTTTACACTAAGGAAAATGTAGAGGAAGCAATCGGTAAAATCAATAAGTCTAATAAGGCTGAAAATGATTTTGGATCTGACTCAAAGGAAGATTGGGGAGAGGCTTCAACAGATGACGAAGAGGAAGTATGGTAGGAGTAATCCTACCAGCAACCTTATATCAAATACAAATAAAAAGGAGATTTTTAAAACATGGCAAAAGCAAGAAAAGCGAGTCTTACTCAGAGTAAATTAGGAATGATTTTATATGGTGAACCATTTACAGGTAAATCAACATTAGCATCACAGTTATCATATTTCAAAAGACCAGATGGTAAACCATTTAGAGTTTTATATTTAGACCCAGAAAGCGGTTCTATTGATGATTACCTTAGTGATTTACAGGAAAGTGGTGTAAACCTTGATAATATTTACATCGTTTATACACAGTCACTTGGAGAAGTAAGACAGTATATCGCAAAAGTAAAAAATAATGAAGATTTTTATGAATTGGATGATGAAGGAAATGAGACAGATGATGTTGTTGTTGACGCAGATGGTGAACCATTCAGAGCTGATGCAATCGTTGTAGATGGCACAAGTATCCTTAATCTTACGACTAAACAGGGATTGGTTGAGTTTTCTAAGAAGAGAAATAAAGTAAAGGCTGATAAGGATGGTCTTGTTGGCGAAGCTAGACTTGTAAAAGTTGAGGGAGCTGGACTTGAATTAAAGGATTATCAGACAATCAACTTTAAGGGACAGGATTTAATTCTTGACTTAATGGCTTCTGGTGCACATTACATTGCAACTGCAAGAGAAACAGATGAAAAGCATCAGGTTAAATTACCAGATGGTTCTACAAACAGTGTTGTAACTGGCAGAAAGATTCCTGATGGCTTTAAGGGTATGGATTACAATGCGAAGACTGTTGCTAGAACATTTAGAGATGAGAACGGAACAGTCTGCTTACACGTTGTAAAGGATAGAACTCATGTACATAAGGATAATGAGATTGTAGAAGATCCTACATTACTTGATTGGCAGGCAGTCATTGATAAGACGGCAAGTAATCCAGAGTTTGTTCTTAAAAATGACCTTACAAAAGCAACTGAAGTTGAACAGGATATTTACAAGAAAGAAATTCTTGGTGAAGTTGGTAAACCGGCAGAAACAAATAATACTGAATCAGCAAATACAGATGATTTGGATGCATTAAAGAAGGAAATTCTTGCTAAGAAAAACTCATTGCCAGCTAATAAGAAGGCCGCATTAAAGGGTAAATTAGAAGAAAATGGACTTCCTATCGCATTTAAGAATGTAACTGATGTGGAAGTTTTGAAAAAAGTTCTTGCAGTAATGGGAGAGTAAATAAGTGAGTGATATTTCATTGAACAGAATTTGCTCGGATTGTAAAGATGAAATTATCATACGCAAAGACAATGTTGAAGAAGTTGTTCTTTATGATGGTGCTTACTATCATAAAGACTGCTTTATTCATATGTGTAATGAGAAATTACAATCCAAAAGATGCAAAAAGATTAAATGGCAAAGTGCCATAGATAGTTTAGATATGCTGATTGAAGATGCAAAATTCCAATTAAATAAAGAATTTGACATGGAAGATAAGAAAAAAGTTGCTGCTAATCGAAATTCTACGGAGCAAAAAACAGCAAAAAATGATATTTACAATTTTATGCTTGAACAATATTCTGCTTCATCTATTCCACAATACATTTTCATAAAGCTAAATTCAATATATTCTGGAACATTTAGAGGAATGAGTACAGGTATTTTACCAACAGAATTGTTGGATATGTGGCAAAGAAAAATTGATTATCTTAATAGGATTGCAAATCGAAATGTCACAAAAGGAAAACCAATGGATTCTATACAAAGAATCAATTACGACTTATCAGTATTGATAAATAAGTATGACAGTTATAAGGAATGGAAACGTAAACAAGAGATTTTAGAGCAAGAACATAAAGAACAAGCACTTGAAAAACCAATCGTTACGATTGGCAATATTCAGAATGAAAAGACAGAAAAAAATACAGATGATATATCAGACTTAGTTGATGATATTTTCGGATGATTGGTGGTGATTGCGTTACTTGGCAGAAAATAATGAATTAAAAGACACAAATGTACAAGGAGAAATGTGCCTTGTCGGAAGTTTCTATAAAGACGCTGATTTATTCGTAAACTATGGAAACTTTATGAGAAGCAAATATGATTTTTCGGATGTGGCTGTGCAGTTTTTTTATGATTCGTTTGAAACATACTATCTTACATTTTCACAGACAGTTGATGAAACAAAAATGAATGTGTTTATGAGCCAAAATGAAGAACGATTGAAACAGTATAAGCAATATAAAGGTTGGAAAACAATACAACAGTATATGAAACTGGCTGATGAAACAGATGTAAAAAACTATTTTAATATTGTTAAAAAGTATTCACTTGTTAGAGAGTATGGAAGAAACGGATTTCCAATAGAAAAAATCATTAACAATAAGAGGTTTGATACATTAGATGCTAATGATATATACAGAATTATTAGAACTAAGGCAGATAAGATACATACTGTAATCAATGCAGGAGAGGAAGCCGTTGAACTAACTGATAATAATGAAAATCAAGTTGAAAAATATTTAACTAAACCATCGTTTGGATTACCGTTCCCTTGGTCATTATACAATGAGTTCTTCTTAGGTATGAGAGAACAAAAAGTATTATTTGAGGGGTTCTTATCAAATGAGGGAAAGACAAGAAAATTAGTTCTACTGGCTGCTTACATAACACTTATACAGAACGAAAATTTTCTTCTTATGAGTAATGAAATGGGTGAAGAAGATCTTAGAAGTTGTTTAATTACAACAGTTATTAACAATAAAGAGTTCCAAGAATTGCATGGAATTAAAATGAAAAAGCCTGAAAAAGAAATTGTTCTTGGTGTTTATCATGATAAATCAGGTGCAATTATCAGAAGAAAAATTGATGATAGCGGAGTATATGTAGAATCTAATGAAGATTACATACAAAGAGTGAAAGACACATCAGAAGAATATTGGAATGTAATTAAGGTAACACATTGGATTGATAATCATAATAATGGTCGTTTGTTATTTAAAGATGTAGGAGATGACTATAGTACAGAACGAATTGAGTTTGAACTTCGTAAAGCTAAAATGGTTCAGAATGTCAAATATTATGGTTACGATACGCTGAAAGGTTTTAATACTGATGATTGGAGCATGATAAAACAGTTCGCTACTAAGTTAAAAGAACTTACAAAAGAGCTTAGAATGAGTGGCTTTGCAGTATATCAGTTATCGGATGACACAGTTTTTACAGATATTTTTTCTCTTAGCAGTAATAATATTGCAAATGCAAAGCAGATTAAACACGTTGTAGATATTCTTACAATCGGTAAAAAGATTGGTAAAGAAGACTATCACAAATATCAATATGTATCTGTAAATGATAATTGGGGAGAACCAACAGAAGAAAATCTTGATTTGAATAAACAATACTTTGCGATAAAGATTGATAAAAACAGGGCAGGCAGCAAGGATAAAATTATGCTATTTGAAATTGATCTAAATTATAACACTTGGGTAAATATTGGATACCTGGTTAAGAAACAAAAAAGTAACGATTAAAGGAGATAGGTGGCATTGGATGTAAGAGAATTAAAAAATTATATATACGAAAATCGCTATGTTGAACAAATAATTGAAAGCATTGGATGCCACCATATTAAGTATCATGCGTCTGGCAATTATTGGACGGCAGCGAATAAGGATGGCGACAATAAACAAGCAATTGTATTAAGAAATAATGAGTTCTTGTATTGTGAAAATTATACAAGGCAAATGGTAAATTCAGCAAGAGCGACAGATATTATTGATTTAGTTTGTTATACATTACAATTCTCGTTCCCAGAAGCATTGAAATATATTTGTGGTGAAATAGGATTATCTTACTACCATGATTTTGATGAGGATATACCTGAAAGTTTTAAGATTCTTAAATTGTTAGAGGATATGAATAGTAATTCAGATGAAGAAAAAGATAGACCATTAAAACCAATAAGTGAAGATATACTGTCTTACTACAAAAATTATGTTAATGATTTATTTTACAATGACAACATTGATTATCAGACACAAAGAGAATTTGAGATTGGATATGATGAGGCAACTAACCGTATCACAATTCCAATTAGGTCTGAGATTGGTGATTTGGTTGGAGTAAAAGGTAGATTATTCAAAACTGATTTAGATGAAGATGATTTGAAATATATGTACATAGAACCATGTGCAAGAGCAAAGGTTATTTATGGATTAAATAAAACAATTAAATACATAAAACAAAGTGGTCGTATTTATGTCGGCGAATCAGAAAAGTTTCCTCAACAATTATGGTCATATGGAGAAATGAATAGTGGGGCGACAGGTGGTAAGGAATTATCACAATATCAGATTGAAATGCTGGTAAGACTTGGAGTTGATATCGTCTTTTGCTTTGACAAAGACGTAACAAAGGAAGAATTAGAAGAGTTAGCAGATAGATTTCCTGATGGCGTTCCACTTTTTTATATGTTTGATGAAGATAATGTGCTACATGAAAAAGAATCACCTTCAGATAAACCTTGCAACTGGAAACATATGAAAGATAACAATATATACAAACTTAGATAGAGAGGTGCTTAATTGCAATATAGATTATATAAAAGTGGTAGTAATGATACTTCCAATGTAATGAAGGAAGTTCTTAAAAATAGAGGTATTGATGATTATAGAACATACTTAAATCTTGATGATTCTGTAATTATTCCATATGAAAAGCTAGAAAATATTCATGAAGCCGTTGATTTCTTCATGGAACATTTCAACAAAAAGGATAGAGTAACAATACTTGTTGACTCTGATCCAGATGGATATTGTTCAGCATCAATGATGTATAACTACATTAAACAGTTGGACGGTGAATATCCTGTGGATTATAAAATGCACAATAGAGCAAAATCACATGGTCTTGATGATGTGATAGATGAGTTGGTTATTGATGAACCACACTTTTTAATTATTCCAGATGCAGGTACAAATGATATTGCAGAGTGTAAAACGCTTAAAGAAAAAGGATGGGACATTTTAATTTTAGACCATCATGAACAAGAAAAAGAGAATCCATATGCACTTATTGTAAACAATCAGATTAGTGAAGATTACAGTAACAAAGATTTTTGTGGAGCTG